GCTCCGACCGCTCCTCCTCTGGAAGAGCAGGAGCAGGTTGTAGAAGAAGCACCTGCAGAAACAAAAGAAGTGACACCTGCCGAGGAGATTCAGGAAGCGCCGGAGCAGGTTGTTCCCGATGAAACCAAGGACACCGAATATGAGTGTCCGTTTTGCGGCAAAACCTACAGCCGCAAAGGAAATCTCGATAAGCACATCGAGAAAGAACACAAGGAGGCATAACCCTATATGTCCCAGCAAGTAACATACGAATACTACATGCACGACTATGCCGGCTATGTGCTGGAAGAGTCGGATTTCAACAAGTATCTCGGCGAGGCTACCAGATGTGTTTCACGATTAACATCTGGGCGATCGGAGCGAGAAGAATACTCAAGCTTTCCAAAGGTTAAAAACGCTGTTTGTGCAGCGGCAGAAGCTGCCTTTAACTGCGACAAGACCTATGGCAGCGATAGTATTTCCTATGGCGTCAGGTCGGAAAGCAAGGACGGTCACAGTGTAACCTTTGACGGAACCACGCTTGAGCAAGCCGAGAGAATCAAATCCAAATCAATAGAATGTGCGGTCCGTGCCGAGCTGTTTGGTACGGGGCTGCTGTTTAGAGGAGTGTACAACTGAAAATGATAACCAACAATCAAACTATAACGCTTGTAAATGCAAGGCGGGAAGGCAGAACAAAGCAGTATTATGTTACTGTCTTTCATGGTGTGAATGTTGTTAAGCTCGATAAGAACGTAAAGACCGATAAGGGTTACGTGAAGGCATCAACATTTTCAATTCGCATTCCCTTTAACTCCATTAAGGACTGCGGAAAGGAGTTCATTAATGCCGATGAATTCAACCGCAAGCAGAGTGCTGATGTTGACAGCTTTTTCACAGTTACGTCGGGTGATTATATCATTTTTGGAGAGACCTCCGAAAAGATTGACGAGGAGTTTCTTACCACCGATCATAACGTACATAAGATCATTGAGTGCGCTGACAACACATCCGCCCTAACTACTGCTTGCAAGCACATAAGGATTTTCTGTAATGAACATTAAAGCTACATTTATTCCTCTTGCCGATATGCTGCAATATAGGGGGCTTGACGCTACAGGGCAAGTACAGCAGTTTGTCGATTCAGAGGTTTTGAGATTATCTGACCCCTATGTTCCGTTCCTGACAGGTGATTTGAAGCGATCGGGACCGTTAGCCACAACGATCGGCTCCGGTCTCGTTCAATACAATATGTCCTATGCCCGTATGGTGTATTATTTTAACCGCGGCATGGGAAAGCAGGGAATGGCATCTGGAGGCTTGAGGGGTAAACTTTGGTTTGAGCGCATGAAAGCCGCCCACCTAAAGGAAATCCTTGACGGAGCAAGAAAGAAAGCAGGTGTATTATAACGAGTTCAACTATTATTGAATCACTGTACGAATGGTTTGACGAAAGTGAGGCGCTTAATGCCGATATTCCTCTTCAAGTGGACTATCTTGATGAGAATGGGCCTGCGTACAGTATCCAGATTATACCATGCACACCAACCCTGCGCCATTATGCAGACGGCTCGGAGAAACGGCAGTATCTTTTCGTTTTTGCAATGCGTGCGCCATACGGAGAGAGCAACACGGTGAATATGCGTAATCTCGCATTCTTTGAGCGTCTGGAGCAGTGGATTGGAACGTCAACACCGGAATTACCAGAAGGCTATATCGCTCAGCGTGTAAGTGTGTTGAGCTCCGGCTATCAAATGACAAACGGAGAGAAAACAGCTCTCTATCAGATTCAGTGCCGGCTTTCCTATATACGGGAAGCCGGCTCACTTTATTAAGTAAGGAGGTACATACCTTATGAGTAATCCTATCAGACAGCGCCGTATGCAGGCTAACTATCTGAAAGTACCCAATGAAACCAAACCCCAGCTTCTGGGCGTCGGCGCGAAAACGCTTGACGAAAACCCTGCGGCGCAGACAAAGTCCAGACGTTATATCTGCGACAAATCTGCTACAAAATCCGTAGCCGGCTATGACTGGTCTACCGCTTTTGACATTGATCAGATCAGATCGCAGAAGGCGATTGATTTTATCGTCAGCATCGGCGAGAACCAGCTTATCGGTGAGGACGCAGAAACCGAGTATTACATTGTTGACCTCGACAAGCCGAATACTGCCGAGGAAGCAAGCGATACATCTTTTCATGCCAGAAAGGTGGATGTTGCTATCGAAGTGGCATCCTTCACAAATGATGACGGTGAGATGGGCTGCACCGGCAACCTTCTGGCGAAGGGCGATCCCGTCGAGGGCTTCTTTGATACCGATACCGGCGTGTTCACAGAGCTTGATGACGAAACTCCTGCTGTTCAGGAGCCTGCCGTGGGAGGCAACAGCGGAAGCAATAACGGAGGCAATAACGGATGATTATCAACGGAGTCGAGATCCCCGACATTGATGTCTGCGATTTCTCTGTTATGGAGCATTACGAGGCGGCGCATGATGTCATTCTTGAAAAATGCAAAAAGGCAAAGACCGTTTGCAGCCGCCGCTCGGAGCTGATCAAGTATCAGTGCGAGGCTGTATTTGAGTTTCTGGATACTGTTTTCGGACCCGGAACAGCAAAGAAGGTCTTTGGTGATTCCTGCAATTTGAGAGTTGCTCTTGATGTGTACGAAGAGGCTACTCTGGCTGTAAATAAGCTGGATGAAAAATACAACGATGAAGTAACCGAACATTTTAAGCAGTACAATCCCAAGAATAACCAAAAGCAAAACGGCGGTAAAATCTACCCCAATCCCAACCACCATCACAAGAAAAAGAAGAAGCGGAGGTAATCTGTAATGGTAAAAGCATTCATCTCTCAGCCTATGCGCGATAAAACCAACGAAGAGATCGAATCCGAACGCGCTGCCGCTGTTGCCAGAATCAAAGAGATCTGCGGTGATGACGTCGAGGTGATCGACAGTTTCTTTAAGGACGCTCCCCACGACGCGAAGCCGCTGTGGTTTCTCGGAAAGTCCCTGGAACTGCTTTCCACGGCAGATGTCGCTTTCTTCTGCAGAGATTTTGAAGACGCTCGTGGATGTCGTATCGAGTTTGAGTGCTGTTATGAGTACGGCATCCATATTCTTCGCTAATTTACATAATGGGAGGATTTTGTAAAATGGGAAACCATGAATTCATTAATAAATGCATACAGATCGTCCGCGACTATGCCATCGAACATCTCGACAAGACCGACACGGTACCTCCGTTTGATGTCTTTGTCGTTTGGAGTTGCAAAACCCTTCAGAACAACAAGGCGCTTCTGAGCACAACTCTTTCGGATGGAATGTACTACGAGATCACCTACAACGGCGACAAGCAGGAGGCATATCTCGATGCCTACAAGAAGTTCGAGAATCGTGTCGTCATGCAGGAGGGCTAACGTGAAGAAAGTAAGATAGTCAATGAATATGTTTCTCGACTCCGTTCCCACATCTCTTTGGATTGCGGGAACGGAGTATAAGATCCACACCGATTATCGCGTGTGGATAAAGTATCAGCTTTTACTGTTCGATTTCGAGGGCGATGATGATGAACTCTATCAGATAATATTAGATTTGGTCTTTATCGATGAAAAACCGCCTGTTCGTGACTATGAAGAAACCACAAAACAGATAATGTGGTTTTATAGCTGCGGGAAAAAGATACCCAAATCCGTGAGTAAGCACAAAGATGTGTTCTCCTATGAATACGATGACGGGTATATCGCGGCAGCCTTTCGGCAGCAGTATCAGATTGATCTTGATTCAACCGATCTCCATTGGTGGAAGTTTTATGCTTACTTCCTTTCGCTGCAGGACAACACAGAAATCGTTAAGATTATGGGTTATCGCTCGGTTGATATAACTTCAAAAATGCCTACGGCTCAAAGAAACTTCTATGAGAAGATGAAAAAGCATTATAAATTGCCGCTGAAAAAATCAGTGGAAGAAAAATGTACACGGATTGAGGATGCTCTCCTCAACGGTGAATCCGTTGCCGATCTCCTTTGATTCAAAGGTGATGTTTTGAAAACTATACGAAAAAAAGTAAAGTGCCCGCACTGTGGATATGAAATGCCTGTCTATTATAACGAAAACAAAGCGCAATGCAAAGGCGTGTTCATTCGGTGCAAAGGGCGCGAGTGTAGAAAATTATTTGAAATAGTGATACTACACAAAGAGGTCAAGTAGTTGCCATTATGATGCCGATGACCTCACAACCTACAGAGCTATTATCAGATTTTGAAGGTGGTGAGAACATTGGCATATGATGGCTCTATAAAAATTGATACAAAAGTTGACACCGGGGGTTTCTCTACAGGTGTCGATAAGATGAAATCGATAGCGACCAAAGGTGTCGCTGCATTAACTACTACCTTCACGGCTGTTTCAGGTGCGATTGTCGCCGGTGGAACAGCGGCAACTCACGTCGGCTCTGATTTTGAGGCGGCAATGTCAAAAGTTTCGGCTATTTCCGGAGCAACAGGCAAAGACCTCACGGCTTTGACCGATAAAGCAAAGGAGATGGGTGCGAGCACCAAGTTCTCCGCGTCTGAGTCAGCTTCTGCATTACAGTATATGGCAATGGCAGGATGGGATACGTCAGATATGTTGAGTGGTATCAGCGGCATTATGTCGCTTGCCGCTGCCGATGGTCTTGATCTTGCCACCACGTCGGATATTGTTACCGACGCATTAACCGCTTTCGGAATGAGGGCTTCCGACAGTTCTCATTTTGCTGATGTCCTGGCAAAGGCATCCTCATCGGCGAACACCAACGTGTCAATGCTCGGTGAGTCGTTTAAGTACGTTGCTCCTCTTGCCGGAGCGATGGGCTATTCAGCCGAGGATGTTTCTGTTGCTCTCGGTTTGATGGCAAATGCCTCAATTAAGGGCTCTATGGCGGGTACATCACTCAAGACTGCTTTGTCCAATCTTGCTTCCCCGACGAAGCAGATGAAGGAAGTAATGGATAAGTACAAACTTTCCATTACTGATGCGACAGGAAAAGCATTACCGCTGTCAGATGTCCTTAAAAAGTTAAGAGAAAAATTCGGAGGATTGTCAGAAGCCGAACAAACTGCTGCCGCGAGCACGTTGTTCGGAAAGGAAGCAATGTCAGGTATGTTGGCTATCATCAATGCCAGCGAGAGCGATTTTAACAACCTGACAAAAAACATAAATAACGCGGATGGTGCGGCACAAATAATGGCCGAAACCATGCAGGATAACCTGCAAGGACAGATAACCATTCTCAAATCTGCTCTTGAAGGTCTTGGAATAGAAATATACGAGGGTATGTCTACCCCGTTAAAGGACGCTGCTGTTGAAGCACAGAACTATGTCAATCGCTTAACATCCGCTTTTAAAGACGGCGGATTGACAGGGCTGATTGAAGAAGCAGGCTCAATTTTCGGCGAATTGGCGGTCAAGGCTGCCGAGGCTGCGCCAAAAATGATAGAAGCCGCAATTGGGTTTATACAGGCTTTTGTCGATGGTATCGCCAATAATGCCGATAAACTATCAGCGGCAGCGGTCAATATAATCCAGACGCTGATCAGTTGTTGCGTGAAAAATGCGCCTAAATTGATTTCAGCGGCAAAAACGATAGTCAGCACGATCGTGAACAATCTCGTGAAGCAGCTCCCGAAGGACGTTCAGAAGCCGGTTAAGGAAACTATAAATAATATAAGAAAATCGTTTGAGTCCGGCGGATTGCGCTCCGCAATCAACACAGTTAAAAATGTGATTGTGAATCTCGGAAATGTCATAAAAAATGTGGCAAAGGTTATCCTTCCTCCTTTGTCAAAAGCGATGGATTTTCTGGCCGGTAAGATGAAAGTACTGCTTCCGATCATAACGGGCGTGTATGCTGCATATAAGGCATACAGCATCTTCAAAACCATAACTGCCTTTATCACAGCGCACACGGCTGCCGTTACCGCCG